GATGGTACAACCGGAAGTCCTACGATAACTACCTCTGGAACTAATACTATTGTAAAATTTACTAGTAGCGGGAGCTATGCACCATAATGGCTAATAAATATTTTGCACAATTAGACGAAAATAACATTGTCATTAGAACTGGTTTAGTTGATGAAGGCAGTGCTGCAAGTGAAGCAAAAGGTGAAGCCTTTTTAAGAACTTTATACAAAGAGCCTAATGCTATTTGGAAACAATACGATAAGTATACTGTAAACAATACACAGTCTAAAGGCCAAACGCCATTTAGAGGTAATAGCGCAATGATAGGTGGAGAGTGGGATGAAGTTAATCAAGTTTTTTGGCATGTAGCCCCTTTTCCTAGTTGGGTAAAAGAAATGTCAAATTATTCTTGGCAAGCTCCGGTAGCATACCCTAGTGCAAATCAAACAGCAGGTTACAGTATTTTTTGGAATGAAGCTGATCAACGTTGGGATGCCGTTAAATTTAGTGACGAAAGCACATGGTCTTGGGACCCGGATACAGGCACTTGGATAGCTAGATAATTCTTGATTTTTCTATAACATGTAATATAGTTTCTCTTTTATGAGAAAGCCTATACTTCACTCTTGGAGTTTTAAAACTGACCAAATTAATTCTTATGCATGGATAGATGAATTTCTATCCGAAAAAGAATGTGATCAAATTGTTAAATTTAATAAGTCTAAAACTAGAAAAGGTAGAGTTAATAAAGATGACAAAGTTAATGAAAAAATTAGAAGTAGTTACATAAAATTTTTAAGCCCAGATGCAACACATGCATGGTTATTTAAAAGATTAAGCTCTGCTATTTTAGACTTAAACAATAAATATTTTAATTTTGATATAACAGGATTATTAGAAGGTATTCAATATACTAATTACAAAACAGGAGAAGGCCATTATCAAAGGCATATTGATTGTATGTTTGATGGTATAGTGAGAAAGCTATCAATTTCTATACAACTAACAGATCCAACCAAGTATGAAGGAGGAGATTTAAATTTATATTGGTCTGATGATCCAGTTACAATGAAAAAGAATAAAGGATCTTTGTTTATATTTCCAAGCTATATGCTTCATGAAGTAACTCCTGTAACTAAGGGTGAAAGAAATTCTTTAGTGTGTTGGGTAAATGGACCTCAGTTTAAATGAAAATATATAAATTTAATAGTTTAATAATTAAAGATAAAATGAAATATCATGATCACATTAAACATGATTTATTAAATTTAATTAATCAAGCAAGTGATTCTGCATTTCAAAAAAAGGATGAATATTTTGGAGATGATTTGTTAAAATCAGATTGGCCTTTAGCAGATGATTTAGAGAATAGACCTTGGGCTAAAAAATATAAACATGTGTTTGGTAATCAATTAAAATATTTTGCAAATAAATTAGGGTATAAAAACATTCAATTATTTAAATTATGGTATCAACAATATGGATATAAACAGACACATGGATGGCATACTCATGCTAGGAATTATACAGGCACATACTATTTACAACTACCTGACGATGCACCAAACACAGAATTTTTATATGCAGATAATTTAGATAAAGGTTTTTCAATAAATGTGAAGGAAGGAGACATATTATTCTTTCCATGTCATTTTATACACAGGTCTAATAAATCTAATAGTCATTCTATTAAAACAATAATATCGTGGAATCTAGATTTTTTAGATATTTTAGATGAGCATGTTAATAAAGATAATGAAATAAAAATTTATGAATAATATTTTTCCAATAAGTGTTGTTGATGATTTTTTTACTAATCCTGATGAAGTTGTAAAATTAGCTAATAGTTTAAAGTTTACACAATCAAATGGATTTTATCCTGGTAAACGAACAGATCGTTTACATTTATTAAAGTATGATTTTTTTCATAGTGTAGTCTGTAAAGTATTATCTTTATATTATAATCTTAATTCAGCTGATATTCGTTATGAAGATGTTTCAATGCATTTTCAAAAAATTAAACCATTTAATAAAAAACAAATTAACCATGTTCTTAATAAAGGTTTGGTTCATCAAGACTCTGGCGTGTTGTTAGCTGGAGTAGTTTATTTAAATAAAAAACCTGATTTAAATTCAGGAACCTCTATCTATATGTCAACTAAAAAAAGATCAAAAGAATATGATGAAAAATTAGGTTCAAAGAAAAAAGAAATTTATAAAGTAGACCAAAATAAACTAACTAAGAAAGAAGTAGCTAGATATGAAAAATTAATAAAAGATTGTAATCAAGATTTTAAAGAGGTTGTAAAAGTAAATAATGTATACAACAGACTCATAGTATATCCAGGAACTTATTTTCATGCAGGCAATTATGAGGTTACCCAAGAAAGATTAACTCTTGTGTTTTTTTTAAAAAAACTTAAAAGTAATAATCAACCACCAATACATAGAAAAAATTTAATACATGAAAGAACATAAATTTCCAGACCAAACTTTTATAAAAGGTTATTACATTGATCCTAAAATATGTGATAACATTATAGATACATTTAATAACTTGCCACAAGCATATAGATCACCGGGACAGATGTATAACACAACTAACGAATCGGTTGTTGATCCAGATAAAAAAGAATCGTTTGATTTCTATGTAAGAAAAGGAACAGGTCTATCCCCTTTTAGAGAGTACGATGATGCACTTCAAAAATGTTTAGAAAAATATATGCAGGAGTATTCTGACATGCAGTATCTTACTAAGTTTAATGTTGTTGAACCAATGAATGTGCAACACTATAAACCAGGAGGAGGTTTTAAAATATGGCATTATGAAAGATTAAATCCTAAAAGCACTAGCAGGGTTTTAGTTTTTATGACTTATTTAAACGATGTTCCTGATGGTGGCACTGATTTTAAATATCAAAAAATAACGTGTCCTGCTAAAAAAGGTTTAACTATATTGTGGCCACCAGATTGGCATCACACTCACAAAGGTCAAGTATCTAAAAAACATGACAAATATATAATTACGGGATGGTATAGTTTATTATGATATCTAATTGGGAACAATCTTTTTCTAAAATTAATGGAGTAAAAGCTGCAGGCATAAGTCTTCCAGATAAAATCTTTAAAGATTTAAGGAAAGCTTGTGACAATGCAAAAAAGAAACACAATAGGGTAAAGAAAGAACTTATAGGGCATATTAACGAAGAATATTATATTACTGAGGTGCCTAAAAATTTTAATGATTTTTTATTAAGGACAGTTCTTAATGCAGACGTTATAGTAGAAAGAAGTAAAAAACTAGCTATTGTTTCTCATGACAAACCTTTTTATTTAGATAGGCTTTGGGTTAATTATCAAAAGAAGTATGAGTTTAATCCACCTCATGATCATGCTGGTGTATATTCTTTTGTTGTCTTTATTCAAATCCCGTATGACTTAAAAAAAGAAGAGACGTATTTTACAAAAATGTTTGCAGATAATGCTAGACCTATGACATCTAAGTTTGCTTTTCAAAATATTAATATTGATGGAGAAATTTCTACTGACCCTTTAAACGTAGATAAAAGTTTTGAAGGCAAAATTATACTATTTCCTTCTAAACAAGTCCATACTGTATTCCCTTTCTATACAAGTAATCGTTATAGAATAACTGTTTCTGGTAATATACGACTAAGAGCCGATTAAATTAAGGCTACCAAAAACCTAAAAATCTTGTATTATGGCAAAACTATGCTACAAAAACTAGGCTTTTTACCAGGATTTAATAAACAAGTTACTGAAACCGGCGCTGAAGGTCAATGGTTTGATGGTGACAATGTTAGATTTAGATACGGAACTCCAGAAAAAATAGGCGGTTGGACTCAACTTGGGGACGATAAATTAACAGGTGCAGCAAGAGCTATTCATCATTTTGATGATAACTCAGGTATTAAATATGCTGCCATAGGAACAAATAGAATTTTATACGTTTATTCAGAAGGATTGTTTTATGATATCCATCCAATACGAACTACTATAACGGGAGCTGATTTTACCAGCACCTCTTCTTCAACAACGGTTACGATAAACACTGGTGGTACATCTCATGGTTTAAATGAAGATGATATTGTTATGTTTGACAATGTAACTTTGCCTTCAGGATCTACTTATGGAACAGCAACTTTTGAAGATCAAAAGTTTATGGTTACATCGGTTCCCTCTACTAATACCTTTACAATTACGATGGATAGTCAGGAATCAGGGACACCTTTAACTAACGCTGGGTCTGCATCAGTCCTATGTTATTTTACCGTTGGTCCATCTCAACAACTTGGAGGTTTTGGTTGGGGTACAGGTTTATGGTCTGGTACAGCAATTGGAGCTGCAACTACAACTCTTTCAACAGCTATAACCGATCTTATAACTACGACAGTTGTTGTAGCAAACTCTGCTGCATTTCCAGCTTCAGGGTCAATTAGAATCGGCACTGAGGATATTAGCTATACTAATAATGATACCTCAACAAACACTTTAAGTGGTGGTGCTCGGGGCATAAACGGAACTACAAAAGCCACACACAGTGGAGGCGCAACAGTCACAAACATAACAGACTTTGTTGGATGGGGTAATGCCTCTGCACAAGATTTTACATTAGATCCGGGACTATGGGTGTTAGATAACTTTGGAACAAAATTAATAGCGTTAATATTTAATGGTGCTTGTTTTGAGTGGGACGCTGCTGGACCAGGAGCAACATCTACAAGGGCTACAATAATACCTAATGCACCAACAGCATCTCGACATGTGCTGGTATCTACACCGGATAGGCACCTAGTATTTTTTGGTACGGAAACAACAGTTGGTTCTACTGCAACACAAGACGATATGTTTATTAGATTCTCTTCTCAAGAAAGTATTGACCAAACAGATTCATACACAGTTAAAGCAGACAATACCGCTGGTACACAAAGACTTGCAGATGGATCTAAGATAATGGGAGCTATTAGAGGTAGAGATGCAATCTATGTATGGACCGATACAGCCATATTTTTAATGAAATTTGTAGGTCAACCTTTTACATTTGCTTTTGAACAAGTAGGGACTAACTGTGGGTTATTAGGAAAAAATGCTTGTATAGAAGTAGACGGCACAGCTTATTGGATGTCAGAGAACGGCTTCTTTACATACGATGGTCAATTAAAATCTTTACCTTGTTTAGTAGAGGACTTTGTATACGACGATATAAACGTGGTATCTAGAGACTTAATTAATGCAGGATTAAATAATCTATTTGGCGAAATAACCTGGTATTATGCCACTGCTAATTCTAATCAAATAAATAGAAACGTAACTTATAACTATTTTGATTCGACAAGCAGAAGACCAATATGGACCACTGGCACATTAGCTAGAGCCGCATGGCAAGATTCTGCGGTATTTGATAAGCCACACGCTACTTCCTATGACCCTGATAGCAACAACTCTTACGATGTTACTGGTAATACAGACGGATGTACGATATACTATAAACAGGAAACAGGGACCGATCAAATTAATGCAGGAGGAGCTGTGACTGCAGTATTAGGATCTATTACCTCTGGTGACTTTGATATTACAAGAAGAAGTTCACGAGGTGATGTAGTTGGAACACCTGATATTAGAGGAGACGGAGAATTTATAATGCGAATAAGTAGGTTCATACCAGATTTTATTTCACAGACAGGTGATACACAGGTTAGCTTTGTAACTCGAACCTATCCTAATAGTTCTACTACAACAACTAATTTTACAGTTGATAGCACTACAACTAAAAAAGATACTCGACTACGTGCAAGATCTATCGCTTTAAAAGTTGCAAATACAAGCACCAGTCAAGACTGGAAACTTGGCACATTTAGATTAGACATACATCCAGGAGGAAGAAGGTAATGGCTGTAGATAAAAAAATTAAATATGAAAATAAAAAACCTGCAATGCAGGGAGGTGGTCCTAATTATTTAGGTAAACAAAAAGAAGTAAAAGTTCCTGTAAGATGGAAATCATCACCAGACCATCCTGATACAGAATTAGCATATATTACAGAACCTGAAAAACAAGTTTTGATTGCACTTAATATGCATGGTGGTCTTGAAGATGGTAAACCC